AAAACGGGTCAATTTGCTGGCGGTAAAACGACTTTGGGGGATTACATCGCCACGATTAAGGGTTACCCGACTCTAATTGATAATTATTGGGCTGAGATTCCTTCTAATGTAGCCAATACCGGCTCGCCCTATGCCCCACACCCTAATGCGGATTTTCTAATAAATGAGGCTATGCTTACCGATATTGATATTAACATAGGGGATTTTTTCATAGAATTGGAAAGCACAAGCGGTTTTGATGCTACCGGAGGCTTTGGAATAATAACCGGCATAAAAAACGACGGGGAAACAACACAAACCCTTAACCAAAGATATTTAATGTATGGTGACGCTTTAAGTGAGGCAGTAACCGGAACATTGACGGGTAAAGCCGCAAGCACAACCACATACACTTTAACCGATTCTTCAGCGACCTTCCAAACAGACGGGGTAAAAGAAGGTATGTATTTAATAAATACAACTACCCCTTTAACCGACTACACGCAGGAGATGATAAGCATGAATGGTGCTGGGCTTACAACATACACTATGAGGCGTATGTTCAGAATTAAATCTGTTGATAGTGAAACACAACTTACTGTTCAATTGATGTATTATCTTGCTTCTGAATTTGGCCCTTCTTCTGCTTATCCATTGGGCTTAAATGACCTTTCGGAGACGCGGGACTTAGCAGCCACAGAACAGGCATTTTGGGATAATGGGGATAATTATGAAATACCAATTCAATTAAGCCGTGTAACAACAAATGATATTCCCGAATCGTATAATTTAACGCCTTCTGAATTAGTGCAAGCGGTCACCAATAGTTTTACTTACCTAACAGACTCATTCAGATGTGTTAACACTACCTTTTCAACAAGTAATTATGATACTATACAACTTAACACAAGTTTATGCCCCCTATATTTGTTTAGATTGATAATGGATATTGACGGGTATGTTCGCTCACCAAACATGGGGACATTTTGGGATAGCGATAAGTTTAGGACTTTATGGAATGCTGCTCTTATGCAAACATGGATGCCTCAAACAAGGTTACCTGTGATGTTTGATATTAACAATGTTCCTATCACAACAAACATGACTACTTACAGCGATAAAACAAGCAACGACTCATACGGGTCAATTGTTAATAGCAAGGGTAAGACTTTATGGGACACAATTAAACGAATCAAGGAAGGTTCGGGTGTAGGTTACTCAAACGGATTACCCACTACATTTTCCTACTTATGCGGAAAAGACGGAAGGATAGAATACCGACCCAAATACAATTCCGGCTATGCTTTGAATCGAAATAATATCAAGGTTAATTCTTTGAAAACAAATGTGGCGGGTCAAATTTCTCATGTTAGATTGTATTATGCAAACGGACAGTCTTTCATAGATTACCCCGAAGCCGCATTAACAGACACAACAAGATGGAAGGTAATAGAACACCCCGACATAACAGGCGACCTTGAAGCACTAACATTAGCAAAGAAGGCGTATAACTCACTAAAAGAATCTCGTTTATCAGTAAGGGCAGAACCAATAAGAGATACAACCACAGATGATATGATGCTATCACATGGTAGGTTTGGTTATTTAGCAGACCCATACAGGGCTATACAAGGCTACAATAACGAAGTGGCGGGTGGTTCGTCATGGTCTTCGTTAGCGACGGGCGGTGCGCCTTTCTGTGGTATGGTAAACGGTCTTGACGGCAACATGAAATACTCAACAGATATTTACAATAGATACGGAGATTCCGAAATAATTGATTCTGCAAGCAGCACTGTTGATTACGACGAGAATTATTATTTTTACGGTGCTAATTCTCTCAGTTATGCGGTGCAAATCGTTCATGTTCCGGCTAAGTGTCCTTTGGTTAGCGGCACAACAGGAGAAGAATTGAGGGTCGGTGTGCATCTATCGGGAGGCACAGGTATTGATGATGCACAATTTACAATCGGACTTTATGATTATGCCTTCTCCGGTAGCGCAACCGCAAAGGGCGGTAGTGCGCCTGTCCTAACCGGCTCTTTGGCTTCTTCTTCCCATTATGAAACTGTTGATGCGGTGCAAAGCGGCTTCTATGAAATTAAAGTGCCGGACAGTTATGATTTAGACGGCATACTAAACGATGGCTCTATTGTTATTTCATTTAATGCAGATTATTGCAGGGCTTTGTTGCGACATAGATGTGGCGACGGAACAAACATTCTCAAAAACGCCCATGATATTACCGGCTATCCAACATTCTCAACATTCAATACAAAGAGTATATTTCCTCTCGGTCTAAGGCAGTATGAAGAAATGTCCTCCTTTGCCGAAGAAAGAACCGCGTGGTATGCGCCGCGCATACACATAACTTACGATTACGCCTATACGCCAGCAACTTATGTAAAATATACAGATGCGGGGTTAGGTCTGAGTAATGAAACAATGGTTATTCAGAATATAGAGTGGAAGGTTAGTGGATATGATGTTGAATCGCTGGATTTACAATTAGAAAGGGATGAATCATTATCGGCAGGTGGTATATTGGCTTATCTTTTCCCTAAATTCCCCGCAAATACAAAACAGCCGAGAAATACAACCCCCGTTGGTTCTGAGTCAGGGCAAGATGGGTCTGTTGTCGGTTCTGATGAACCCGTAGGTGAATATACAGACGATAACGACAATAATCCTGAAGGTGGAGGCGTAGTCGAAGATGGGAGAGAGGGCGGGAAAGGTAAAAGTTATGTTTCTCAAGTTAGCGTGAATCAGTTTAGCCCTAATTTCATCTCAAGAATAAATGGGCGTATGACTCTCGACGGAGACAAGTTTGCACCACAGGGAGAGTTCAGTATCTTGGGCGGTGCTAAACCGAGTCGGGTAGCATCCTCTATGATGCCGATTGGTATAACAGGAATGAGTAAATTTATTCCAACAGAAGGGCCGGCAGTAAAAACAGCAGATGGAATAAGTCTGCCCGCTGGTGGTTTCAGCATAGAAAATTCAGTATCGGTTGTATCAGAAATAATGGGTAGTTTTATTGTTCCATCCCATGTAGTTACAGATGAAGTGGGGCTTGTAGTAAAACTAAATCATGGTGCAAACAGTAAATACAATACAACCGCTACCCTATATGCTGAAATAGAGTGTGTGGAAACCGGTTCGGTAATAGCCCACGCCATAGACATAAATTCAGGTATAGAAAATACCGTTTATTCTATTATTGCCGGAGAAGAATTAGACGGGGCTTCAACAAAGGGTAATACTTTGGTTGTAAAATTAAGAAGGAGGAAAGGGCTTGGAAGCGACGATTCAGATAGTGCTATTTTAATCAAAGACATTATGTTGAATCAACGGTTGGCTGCTTTCCCGACAGCGAGCGAATCAAAGGAATTTTCTCAATACTCGTAAGCATCTCTAAGGGCGAGTATTTTCCTCGCCATTGTGCGGGTGATGCCGTCTATTTCCATCAATTCCTTCTGCTTAGTTTTCTTCAGTAAAAGATTTGGTAAAGACCCAAAGCGTTTCAAAATGGCTTCTGCTTTCTCCGGTGTTACCCCATGTATATGAGTAAGGCTTGCTACCTTTGGGTTGGGAGGTTTACCAGCAACAGGTCGTGGTTGCTTCGCCTTCTTGACTATCTCCATCTGCGTGTGAGATACTGCTAAGAAATCAACAAATTCTTCCATCGTAGCAAACTCCATGTATCTGATTCGCGGGAAGCGTTGATAGAAAGTTTGTTTGAAAGATAAAATAGTCTTCTTCATTTTGGCGGTTTCGATAGCATAATCTCGCTTAGTCATCTTGCCCCGAACATACGGCTTCAAGGTTGTTCCATATACGACAAGCATTGGTTCATCAAACGTTTCGTCTAAATCTCTCAATTGGTCTAAGATTGTGCGACTTCTTCCCATACCTAAAATTGAACGGTATAGGTCATTTATTTCTTTGGCTTCTATTCCTCTATTGCCTATGATATAATCGGCAGAAGTTAGCCTTCTTACTTTGGCTTTACCGCCTTTCGCATCGGCATCTCCTAATTTAGCCATTATTTTATTTATGACGACTTCGTTTTCTCGGTCATCCACTATTAACATAATGTGTAAAATTAAAGGCGACTATATCAAAGGTTAGTCTGAACAGCCTTCACATCTCATCATAGACAATTCTCTAAAACAAACAGGGCAAATTGGTTTATTGTGTTGCATTAACACACCTACTTCTCCTGTCCATCCACAAAAACAAGTCTTTATCGTTCCTAATATCTGCATTTTATCATCTCCGTGTTCCATCATCGCGCCAGCATGACCCCATGCACAAACCATTAGATTGTATCTTGGCGCAAGTGGGGGAGTTATCGTAACCTATGATTGACTTAATATGTTTTCGGCTCACACCCTCATTAAAGTCGCGCCAATTTAATTCACCTATAAACGATAGAATTTCCGAAGTGATTTCCTCTTTCTGTTCGGGGGTGAGGGAATCGGGATTACTAAACCATCTGAGGTTTTCTGCGAGGTGTGTTGCTAAAAATATGCGTGTAAAATGGCGTGGGTTTTCTTCGTGTATAGCGCGTTCTAAACACGGTGGTAGGGGTATGCCCCCCGAACCCCCAATGCTGCCCTTAAATCGCTCTAATACGGGTAAAACAGGCAAAGGATTCGTAGCCGCCCATTGGACTAAACTAAATGTTCCGTTTGGCTTCGTTCCCCTAAAGGGGTCATGCTTTGAAAGAGAAGGTTCGGGCTGCTTAGGAATATCATAACCCATAGGGTCTTGTTTGAATAAAATAGGGTCTATATTCACAGCCCAACGACCGCGCTTAGGGTTGTAGGTATCGGGTATGCGTGTTAATTTAGAAGGATTACCTACACCATCTAAAGTTTTCAGACCTTGACCTATCTTGCGTTGGTATCTATCGAGATGTTTCACCATTCCTGTGCCGAGAATTGATTTATCAAAGAATTGATAAACATGAAACCCACGACCCGTAGCCACGATTCTAATATCACCTTCAAGGCGGTTAAGGAGAACGGACACATCTGAGCGCACATCATCAAAGGTCGTGTCTTCGGTTATGTCGAAATCCCACCATGCCTTGTCTATCACTACGGATTCTGTATCGGCTCGCCATGAACGGTTCGGGTCTGTTCTTTCAAAAAAATAGAGAGATGTATAGCACGAAGATTTACCGTTCACTAAAGAAATATAACGGTTAAAATCACGGCTATTGGTGCATAGGCTACGCCTAAGCCCAATTTCTCTCGGAAACAACAAGACACCACCTATGCTTCTTGTTCATGTCCACATTCACAAATAATAAGGGCTATTTGTTCGGGTATCGAACCTTCTTCTCCGGTTACGCGATACACAACCCGTTCATCAACCCATAAACCTGCACTCTTACAAACAGCACATACGGTTCTTACATCTTCGTTAATTCTTTCATCCATTGTTTTCATCTCCAAATAATTTATCTCCAAATAGCATTTCTTCTTCGCAAGACAGGTGAAAGTCGCACCATGTCGTGCAGAAGTAGTCATTCCATTTCATTGAATAGTCTTCTGTTAATAATTTCTCAATAGTAGTAGCCAAATTCTTCTCAAAGGCATTAACAGTCCTTGAAGAAACGCCCTCCATTATAGCGACCCCATAGTCTGAACCCAACCAAACGGTTTTACCACGCTTATTTATTTCATCGAGAAGTTTATCCGACGCATATTCATCGGGAACGAGATAATCCGGCGTAATGTAAAGGAAGTGCGTTATTTCTTCATCCTTATAATCGGGATGCAAAGACAGAACCCTCCGATAGAATGCTAATTCCTTACGAGTCCTACCGAGTTTACCGGTGTTCATGTTGCCTGTTTTCAATTCAACAAGAATCAAACCACCATCGGGGTGTCTGAGAACCCCATCAATAATAGCAACCCATACGATATTTTGCCCGTTATATTCTTCGGGTATTTCGTGCTTGACCTCACACTCAACAACCTCTAAGCCCCCTAAATCATTAGCGATGGCGTGTAATAATTCAGACATAGCAAATACGCCGTCGTCGTTTTCATAACCTAATTCCGAAGCCGTTTCCCACATTGTTTCCACGCCTTGCGTTAATCCGTCTTCCATGACGGTGTGAATATGTGTCCCACGAATCATAGCATCCGTAGGAGGGAAGGGCGGTAATCCTGCACAGTATCGCCAATAAAACTGTCGGGGGCATTTGTGATAAGTCATAAATGACGACTTAGCCACCCGTAAATAGGGCGCAGTATGCGGAATATAACTCGACTCCATAAAAACCACACCATTCTCCCGTTTATAACCATTCCGTTATCTTTCTTTGGGGAATCAATGAATCGTCTTCTGTTACTTCATATTCACCCCAATGTGCTATGCGGTATCGTGCTATTTCCAAATAGTCTTCATCTAATTCGATACCTACAAAATTGAATCCCTCAAGACAGGCGGCTATACCTGTTGTGCCGCTACCCATGAACGGGTCAAGGACTATGCCTTCGGGCGGTGTAATCAGACGACATAGATACCGCATCAAAGCGATAGGCTTTACTGTCGGGTGATTATTCCTTTGCTCTCGCGTTCTGTTTTCGGGGTTGCGGTTATTGTTCCTCAACCCTTCGTCGTTTTGCATACCGTAGGTGGAATTTTCATTTAATTTAAGGGGTAAATTATCGCACCCCGCATTCCTTTCCCTTTGGTTGGCTTTGGCGCAATAAAAATAACGAGCAGCAGAAGCCACTAAACTATCCTTTGGGCCTACGCCTTCGTATTCCTGTGTGCCTCCATAATTCTTACCATATCCGGTAATTTTAGTTTTGGCCCAATGACCGCCGCCCGTTTCGGGGAAATGCTCTATCGCCTCGTCTGAACCGTCGTGAATCACATTAGCGGGCCAGCGACCCGAATTGTGTTGTGTTTGGGCTTCTTTATCGTTCTTCATACCAAAATTAACAACACCATTTTCTCGGTTGTTGCTACCAATGGATAATTTATCAACAGTCGGAATGCGGCATCCGTCAATGTTCATAGCACCCGTTCCATGCTCAAGGACATTCTCAACCACCGTTCCTATCAACGGCTTACGCGCAAGACAAATAGGCTCGTTAGCGGGCTTCAATTGAGTTCCCCAACCCTCCCATTGTTTTGCTTCGGGTGTAGTGGATTTAGTTATTGGAAGTTTAACTCTCTCTCTCCCTCCCATTTCATATTCCTTGTGGGTATTCCCATGATAACCCCCCTCTCCACTCGGTAATACCCTATCATTTCTTTCATTATATCCAATCACTTCTCGTTCTTTACCTGCTGCTTTATCTATTGCTTTACTCACGGATAATGATTTTGGGAAACCTTCGCCGTAAATCCATTGGATTTGGTCGCGTATTTCAAACCCCGCATCCTCTATATTAACTACTACTCGATGATAGGTTCGTGTGCCGGAGAAAGCCAACAGATGACCGCCATGCTTCAACACACGCAGACACTCTCGCCATATCTCAACAGACGGCACATCGTAATCCCATTTGGAAGACATGAAATGTAACCCGTATGGTGGGTCGCAGACGATAGAATCAATGGTGTTATCCTCCATCTCCTTGAGAACATGAAGGCAATTACCTAATCTCAAATCTATATCCACACTACTTCACCTACCCCATTCAATGCGTTTTCTAACGGTTGTATATTCCACCCTACGACTTCGTAGTAAGGTTTGACCTTATCAAAGATAAACTTCTCGGCTATATTCCTTCTGCCTATTTCAGCAACCCCTTGTAAATCTTCGGGTTTATCAAAGGCTATATATTTTCCTCGCTTATCCAAAGCAACAGAAAAGAACGAGCCTTTTCTATAATTCTTCCCTATGTTTTCGTTAGACCATTTAGCAGCAGCAGACGAGCCGGATAATACCTTGTAATCGTGTAAATTGCGTTCAAGTTTTCCTTTCAAACACAGGTTAGCAACGGGTTCTTCGCCGCTTACTATGTCCTCAATAAGACATTGTAATTCCTTAGTAACATAACCTTCTCCGCCGCCACCCAATAAACCGGCGAGAACAGTCTTCATTGAATCCTTCATGACCTGCGGCATTCTTGATTGTTTTAATTCAATACCCTTAATGTATAATTTAGGTTCGTCAAGCCATTCCCCATTCTCCCATGCAGCAAGACCCGCATAGCGATTCTTAGCCATGAGAACCATACTGTCGCAATATCTTTCAAACTGCACTTCAATAGGACTCATCATTTCGTTTATCCTCCTTATTTTTTCTGCATCTATTTCACCCGTTACAAAAATACTGTCCGTGTGTCCGTAAATGGTTTCTAACCCTTGTTTTTCTGCGACCTTTCTTAATCTGTATAGGGTTCGCCTTGAAGTAAATGTGATAGCCGCCGCCACTTCGGGGTGATACATTCCATATTTGGAATCACCACATACACCATACATGGAAGCCACTAATGATTTACAAGCATACTGCATAATATCCCAACGAGCATAATTCTCCGGCTCATCCTTCATCAATTGCTTGAATTTATCTCGCAGAACAGTCATGTAATCCATCTGTCTAACTAAAAGACCCTTGTTATCTCGCGCCATTGGGATTCTGAATTTCGTTCCGTTCCCGCAATCAACACCGGATTCATCGAGAGAATCCCACGATATGTTGTGCAACGAAGCGTTGCTATGATACATGGCTTTCACATCGAGAATACCTACACCCTTATGCAAACCCGCTTCAACAGGCATTACATCTGCGCCTTCATAATCCACCTTCTCAAACTGTGGGCTTGTGGGTATTCTCCTGTCGAACAGGGGGTCAGACAGCACCAACGATGAAAACATCTTCGTGATAAATGGTGTTGAGCGTATATCACATTGGACTAAGTGTTGTAATGCCGTGTAATAATCAAGGGCATTAACCTTCTCATCAAGGCGAGGAAGAAGCCGCACATCTTGTCGGCAATAATGAACATAGAGGGGGAAATCGGAAAAATAGGTATCGTGGCCGTCGGGTAAATCAACCTTAGTTTCGCCCAACACTTCTTGCGCTACATCTCCTAAACCATAACTCGGTAATTTACCGTTCTTTAATTCCCATAATTTACTAAAACCAACCATCAAATCAATACAATTTATGCCTACGATGGGTTGCGACCAATCCCTGTATGAATAGCGTAGGCGATGCAAGGGAGATAGTGAGCGTGCATCTAAACCGTTAGCATCCATGCGTGTGATGAATTGCTTAATGTCTGCACCAACAACAAACCAACCCGTAATTATGTCGGGGTCTTGACGGTTCAAATGTTTGGTAAAATGTTCTAACATTCTTGATTCAGAATAGAATAATTTAATGGGCGTTTTATATTCGTAGTCGCCTAATTGACTAGGGCTGGGGTCATCGTATGTTGTTTGTAATTTATGAGGAACAACAGCCCAAACATACTCATTACCTGTGAATGAATCATATACAACAATAACCCTTAATCTTCCGGTTATCGGACACCACTCAGCATCGAGATACCATTTACGGTGTTCGTAATTCTTGATAGGGGATTCGCCATTGTTGATTCGGTCAGCAAGCACACGATTAACAAAAGGTATGTTCGCCTCCCATGTGTGTTCAAACCTACTTCTAATCGCTCGTATGTCCTTCGGATGATAAACTGATACCTTCGTTAGAGATTCACCGTAAAGACCGGTATATCCATCCTCCACATCGGCCACCAAGCCCGCGTCGGGAAGCACATCTTCATCGCGCAAAAAGCAATAGGGGTATTCACTAAATTTAGTGGTTATTCGTTTCCCGTCTTCATCCCTATGTCGGACTACAACCTTTCGCCCGTTAATGTTTTCAATTATCACGCTTGATGCCCCCGCCTCGCGGGCGGGTTGGTATGTCGTGCTTCTTGAGCCACTTGTATATAGCCATCGGTGATACGCTAAACATATCTCCTATCGCTGAACAGGTTAAGCCTTCAACCGCATATTTGCGATAAAGCCAATCCCTATCTCTATACAAAGGGTCTTGTTCTCGCTTGCCGACAACCAACTTTGCCCTGTATTCGTAATGTGTATTGGGGTCAACCCATGTGATTTCATTTGAACCAATATCTGTGATAACAGCCTTCATTACTGTTGCCGGAACAACCCCACCATTACCGTCTGATAATTTAGTGAAGTAGTATTCTAATTCAACGGACATAACTCATCTCTCCTAAATTAGCCGCTTGATAAATCAATTCGCCTGTCGGCGTAGTAATCACAATCGGACAACCCATATTTGCTTCGGTGAAGTCGAATAAGGATAACATAATCTCGCCATCCATGTGCTTCAACACATTTTCAAGCCCGCCATTGACGGTTGATGTTAAATCAGTATAACCGGAGAACGGAAAAATAAGGCTTTCAGTCTGCCCCTTTAACTCGCTGCCGACCTGCACATACAACCCGTCATCCTCCTTAAAATTAAACGTGTAATTGTTTAACTTCTGCCCGTTAATACCATCACACCTCAATGCCTCATAGAAAACATTAGCAGATAACTCGGCGCAGTATAATGGGGTTAAAATCCCCCCGTCATTCTTTGTGTATTTGGGTATGAATTGTCCTTTCGCCCACCCTTCATCCCCGACGGGTTCAAGAGAGAATTTGCCCGCTATATTCTTCGACTTATCCGACCACTCTTTCAACAGGTCGGGCGAATGAGGAAATGCTAATGCGTTTTCAGATACAGCCAATGTGGTTTGTTTCCCACCCGACTTAATCCGAAGTTTGTTGTTCTCATAGGCGAGCAAAAGAGAAGTGTTGTGCATACTAAGAATACCGAGCATATCCTTGATGTTGGGTATGGGTATATACCCCACCCCGTCAATCAGATTTGTCGTGGTGATTAACTCATCAATAGACTCATTGAACGAAGCAACCGAAGTAACGCCATCCTTGACTAATGATGTAGTATTAACGTAATCGTTAGTTAGGCTCAACATACAACCATGCACTTGCTCAATGTTCTTACCTGCAACAGTCTGAGGCCGCTGCGTCTTCTTGAGAAGACGGATTAAATTATCACGGTTAATTTTAATCTGCATTGAACCACGAATCCTTTAATGTCTGAGGTATCTCAAGTGTAGTAAAAATCGTGCCGGATTTCAAATGAATATCATACCAACCACCACGCTTCGTAACTGCTGCTAATTCGGAAAAGGCGATAGCACTTTGTCCGGTGTTCGTTATCACAGTAAAAAATGACCCCAATAATTGAGTCGGTGAAGTAATAACCTGAGCCATAGTATCACCAACCGAAGGGATAACCTTTCCACTCGACCGCCCCATCCTTAACGGATAGAACCGTGTGCTGAGAGCCTACATATTCCATGTTCAAGCCCTTCATTTCTTCGATAGTGGCCTTCACAACCCATTGTCCGTCTGCGAGTTTCTTATCACCCTTAACACCGGCAGCAGGGTCGCCCTTCTTCATAAATCGGGTCAAGAAAATTTGCTGACTAAAATATCTCATGGTTCCTTTATCCCATTCCGGCCTTTCACCGACAGTCATTAGAACCTTCTTGCCTGTGCCGTCATCCATAAATTCTTGAATCTTCTTCAGATGGAATGTAAAGAATGCCTTTGGAACAGGCAGACTATGAATCCTACTGATTGTATCGCGGAATAGTTTGTTTCGGACTCGCCACTCAGCCTGATTGAATTTGTCGCCATCCTCCACATTAACAGGATTCTTAGAACGGTTCATTAACCAATCAGTCATAGCGTGTTCGCACCACTTTAGGAATGTTGAACCACCGTCAAGAATTACTGCGTCGTAATCATCAGGATTCTTCTTGATGTCCTGTGCGAGAATGTTGATGTAAAAGTTTAGTTTGTCGAGAAGCGCAGTATAATTTACCGTGTTATCCTCATTGAAAATCGAATCATCGGTTTCATCGTGCAAAGGAATACAGATTATATTTTCATTGTCGGGGTAAACATGGTCTATTGTCGCCTTAGCGGAATTGTCTATATCAAAAATAACAACCTTCTTATTTGTGTCGCAAAAGGATAGAGCAGAACCCGTCTTCACGGTGTTCTCCGCGCCTACGAGAGCCATTCTCACCGGCACAGATTGAGAGCGCACCGCCGCAAACCTTTGGCGGTAGTAATCCTCGCCAAAGACAGGTTTAGCAGATGCCTTCTCGGACTTAGCAGGTGCAGCGGTCGAGGCTGATTGACCCCAACCACTCACGCATCCCACCCCTCATCTTCAATATCAGGGGATGCAACGATAGGTGCTATCTTGTCGAAGGCCCACCAACCATTAACGCTCATGCGATTATCTCCTTCTCTTGTGCGCCATGCTTGACCTGTTAATAGAATCTTAGAACCTACCGCAAAATCAACAGAATGTTGCTGCGAAGCCGGAACATACACATCAAGTGGTTCTGCTAAAGATGTAATATCAGGGTCTGAACAGACTAAAACAAATCCGCCATTATCTCGCGGGTCAATGTGTATTACTTCACCGACACCGGCACAGATTCTATCCCACCAACCATCTTTGCCGTGATAATTGTCGTAGTAATCACCAATGTTACTTAGTGAAGGCAGAAAATCATCGGGTAAAAATTCTTGTATTAACTCAAGTGGTGGCGCAGAAAACATAGAGGTTAAATTCTCATCCTCCGTAAATTGTGATACTCTCGTTAAGTAGCCCGTCATACCATCCCTTGAAGGGCGCACACCGAGCGTTCCTGTGGTGAAAGTAGGGTATTGCACATCAGCAGCCAACCCATTACCCTTAATAGTCATCGGTTTCCAATCCTCATTAGAACCTTGCTTGCGACCAAAGAATAGTGAAGTGCGCTCGCGCTCATCCTGTGGTCGTGCTTTACCAAACTTGAAGTTAGCATCGCCGGATGGGAAGGTTGGATTATTAGAATCCCACACAATGTAATAGTGTGTGCTTTCATCTAACTTCTGTATGCCTTTAGGCAAAGAAGCAACATCGGATTCGGATGCGCCGAAGAAATCCTCACGCGCATATCTTGTAAAAGAACCATCGTGGTTATCCTCATACACAACAATGCGGCCCGCATCAATCAAAGCGTTTCGGGCTTCGGGTGTAGCGTTAACCAATTGGCCCTGCATTTTGTTGTATAGAATTTTACCCCATTCTTTTGCCTTTGGAACATGGATAAACATTCCTTCGTAAAGAGTCGCACCACTACGGCGTAGGGTTGCTTTCTCATTAGCCATTTGTCGGGCCGCTACGCGGAGAGCGAGAATAGAACATTCTTCACTATTCTTGCCCGCATTAGCCCATGCCGCGCCATGTGCGTCTAACACAGAAGCGGCCCTTTCTTTGAGTATATCCGCAGATACACCAACAGTCTTCGATACCTTTTCAATCATCTCATCAGTCATAACAAAACACCTTGCTTACTTATCCTCTCCGCTATTTCTCCGGTATATAACGGTAGTGGTGTGCAACACATCACCACAAAATTATGTTTAACAATGCTTTCATCAACACCGATTAACAAATCCCTTTCCGACTGAACCGTTGCCTCAATGATACGCATTTTGGCTTCGGCTTTAGCCTTACTATCCACCGCATAAGAAAAAATAGAGTTTATTGTTTGTCGGATAGGTCTATCTCCTATATAGGTCATAGCCAATTCATAATCGCCCTCGCTCACACAGGACTTAAGGAAGGAATTAGCGTCTATTTTTATTGGCGCGAGCGACAGTAAAAATTTATCAGCAGCGGCCTTATCAAGACCGGCATACGCTTGAAGACCATTGATAGCATTCCGAAGGTCGCCATTATGCGCTTTAGCAAGAACGCCTAATTCCTGTGGTGTGATTTCAACACCCTCCAATGTAGCGATAAGAGCCAATCGACCCACCATATCGTCTTCGGGTATTGGATTAAATGTGAGAGTCCTACATCGGGATTGTAGCCAACGCGATACCTTAGACAAGTCATTACAGGTCAGGATAAAATACCCCTGAGCGTTTTCTATCACGCCCTTTAGTGCGGCCTGTGCTGCACCTGTTAATTGGTCTGCTTCGTCAAGTAAATAGATTTGACGATAATTACCATTACGGCTCATCGGCAACAATTCTTCTTCGACAAAATCA